CAACCGGCAACAGCTTGGCTGGTGAGACTTTTGTCGCCGATACCTACATCTGCGGAATCATCACCAGCATCACGCTGACCAGTGGCGCTTGTCTTGCCTATAACCTCTGATGGGACTTGCTCAGTCGCTGGAGAAAGTAGCTGGTAACGTCATCGACGCGCTGGGCGCAGACGTGACGATCCGCTATGTCACGGCTGGCACTTACAACACGACGACGGGCGTCATCGGGGAAACCGAAAGCGACACCGCGATCAAGGGCGTGGTGCAGAACATCAGACAGAGCGAGGTCAACGACCTTGTGCAGGCCAGCGACAAACGTTTGATCGTCGCGGCCAAAGAGCTGGCGACGGCACCTGGGACCAAAGACCGCGTGGTGATCAGCACCGTGGTGCACCAAATCATCGAGGTGCAGACGATCGACCAAGACAACACGGCGATCACCTACGAGCTGATTCTGAGGGCATAGCGATGGCTCGCGGCATCCGAATCCGAGACATCGGCGACTTCTGCAGAGAGGAGGTCGAGCAGGTCGTCAAGGAAACGACGTTTGCACTTCACAGCAAACTGAAGCTGTACGAAGCCGCTACCAACGGCGGAGTCGGCACACCTGTTGATAGCGGGGTGCTGATTGGCGCGTGGGAGCAGACGATGGATAACCCCCTGCAGGGGCGCGTCTTCAACCGCACTGTCTATGCACAGCCCGTGATTATGGGCGAGAACCTGCCTAAGTCCTGGGGCAACAAATATCGGACCAAGCAAGGCACTAAGCCCGGCTATCCCGAGATGATCGCCGACGAGGTAGCCGAAAGAGACGTGCCTAAACTCGTGAATAAAGTCAGGCGGAGACGCGGATAATGGCCGCTGCTGATCTCAACTCGATCCGCTCAACGATCGAAGGGCGTCTTGCCACCGAACTTGCGGGCAGCCCCGTGCTGCCGGTCGTGTTCAACAACATGCCCTACGAGCCGACCCCTAACAGCTCTTGGGTGCAGTGCCTGACCGCCTTCGGAGCCAACGAATATCTCAGCCTCGGTGGCACTTCCGACTCCGACAATCGGATTACTGGGTTGATCCTGTTCAACATTTTCACGCCTAAGGGTGTTGGCCCTGGCGCTAATTATGTGATTGGTAAGCGCGTTCGAGACCTTTACAATAGGGTCAACGTGTCGGGGGTTTACTTCGACGCTCCCGTCGGTCCAGAGGCACTGGCTTCACCAGCTCCCGAGGGCTATTTTTCAACTCAGGTCCGTGTGACCTTTGAATTTATCGAGGAACTCTGACCATGGCCTTTTATCGCGGTGAGGAGGGAAGCGTCAAATTCGACGACGCTGGCTCTTCCGCTTCTGCAATCACTAGCACCCGGTCCTGGTCCCTGACACTGGACAAAGAGGTGCTGGAAACCACCGTGATGGGTGACACCTACGCAGGAAACGTCGGTGGCATCATTAGCGGCAACGGCAGCGTCGAGGTGATCTACACCGCTTCGTCCTCTGATGAGACGGCAGCATTTATCGATCACATCAACACCCCGACTGATTCAGGTTTGGCGTCGTTTGAGCTGTTCCTTGATACCAGCGGCTCGAAAAAGGTCAGCTTCGATGGCGTGGTGACATCGGCTGAGCTTTCCGCCACGGTGGGTGAAATCGAGATCATCACGGTCAACTTTGTGACCAACGGCACCATCACCACCGCTATCTGATCATGGCTTTTTACCGAGGACAACAGGGCACCGTTAAGTTCGACAAGGACGCAGCCGGTGGGGCACTTTCTGAGATCGCAGCCGTGCGGTCTTGGTCAATGTCAATCGACAAAGAGCAACTGGAAGTTACCGATCACGGTGACACCTTCCGCGCTTATGTCGGTGGACTGGTTAGCGGCACTGGCTCGTGCGAGGTGCTTTATGACGCCCCAAGTGCAGGCGACAAGCTCGACCTGTTCAATGAGGCGCTTACTGTCGAAGATCCGGCTAACGCTAACTTTGAGCTGTATCTAGATGAAAGCGGCGACAAAAAGTTGTCGTTTGCGGCTCTAGTTACTTCACTGCAAACGGTACTATCACCTCTGGTATTTGATGCCTGCGACTCAAAGAACGGTTGATCTGCTGGTTGGGGCATTTGATCTCAACCAGCGTCGCAAGTTTGAGCTGAAGAACGGCGACGGCAAAAAGATCATCGATCTGTACTTCAAGCCAATCACTCGCGCTGATCGCAAACGGGCGCAGAATCTCGCTGGTTCTGATGAAGCCCTGGACCTCTCAACTCAGATGCTGTGCCAGATGGCTGAGCTTGAGGATGGCTCAAAAGCGTTTGCTTCCGCTGATGCTCCGAAGTTGCAACGTGAGCTGCCTGAAACAGTTCTGAACGACGTTGAGTTGTTCTTGTTTGGCCTTGGCGAAGAGACCAGCCTCGAAGACGCAAAAAACGACTGAAGCAGGACAAGTGGGTCTTCTATGAGTTCCACCTGGCCTGCGAACTAGGGATGACGGTCAGCAGACTTCGCACTGAGCTGACAGATGATGAGCTGGTGCATTTTGCGGCCTTCCATGAGCTGAAGTCCGAGATGGAAGAAAAAGCTATGCAGCGCGCAAAACAAGGACGGCGGTAGACTTCGCTTATTGCTAGTCGAGCATGGCAAGGGCTTCGGTTGAACTGATCGTCGAAGCCGTAAAGGCGATCAATCCGCTGCGCCGTGTTCAGCAACAATCACTGAAAGTTGAACAGCGTCTGAACAAAACCAACGAAGCGGCCAGAAAGGTTGCTCAAGGTTTCCAGTTCATGGGCAATCGCGCGAAGCGTGCTTTCCGTGATGCAGAAGCAGGTGCGGCGCGCCTTGGCAAGCGTATGGGCGGCTTGCGCGGCACCGTAGGCAAAGCAGCTATCGCCTTCGCTGCATTTCGGGCAGTTCAAACAGGCATTCAGCGGGCTGAATCTGAACGCAGGATCAAGCTGCTGGGGGAGCGGTTTGGGGAATACACACAGCTGCAGGACGCAGCAACGCAAGCCGCTCAGAAGTTCAAGCTCAGCCAGACAGAAGCCAATCAGGCTTTGGCGAATGCGTTCGCCCGTTTGCGGCCTCTTGGTGTCTCGCTGGAAGACATCACTTCAACCTTTGGCGGATTCAGAACGGCTGCCGTTTTGGGCGGCGCGACAGCAGCTGAAGCATCTGCAGCCTTCACTCAGTTGTCCCAGGCACTGGGTTCTGGCGCATTGCGTGGCGATGAGTTCCGAAGCATCGCCGAGCAGGCGCCGTTGGTGCTGCAGGCCATCTCTGATGAGACAGGCGTTGCAGCTGGCAACCTGAAGGAATATGCAGCGCAAGGCTTACTGACTAGCGATATTGTCATCAAGGCCCTGAAGCGGATTGAAGCTGAAGGTGCTGGCAGACTTGCTCAATCTTTAGATGGCCCTGCAGCAAAAATCAAAGAGTTCCAGAACGCAACTGAAGACGTGCAAGTTGCGTTAACAGAATCCGTCATTCCTGAACTGAGCAAATCATTCGTCATCTTGGCGGACATCATCACAGACTTAAAACCTGTAATCAAAAGTGTTGGTGATTTTGCAGCCACAGTTCTTGGCGGTATTGCAAGCACGATTGAGCGTATCCGCGATCCCAACAAACTTTCCTCTGAGGTTACAGCTTTCAAAGCAAAGGGCCTGATGGCAAGAGGCAGGTCTTTGCGAGAACTTACAGGCTCAGGAATGTCAAACATCCCGGCGTTATCTGCCGCAGATGAGGCGCTTTTGTTTGGGGCAAAACCTACTGCAGCACCAAAAGGGACAACCCCGATAGCCAAACCGGTAGACTCTGAGGCAGCTGAAACAGCCGCAAAAATTGCACAAGCATCGGCAGATCGTGTCCGATCGTTAGAACAGGCAACTTTGCTTGCATCTGCACTTACCGATGAGGAACGAAAACAGTTTGAGCGGCAGATTCAGATTGCTGACATTCTCGAAAACAAACGCGGTCTTACAGATGATCAAATAAAAGCAGAGCTTGAAGCAACTATCGCATTACATGAGCAGCAAGACGCCACTGAAGCTATTACTAAAGCGAATGAACTTCGCCTAAAACAAGACGAAGCTCTCAAGAAAAAGTTAGACGAGCAAAAGAAAAAAGCTGAAGAGCTTGACAATGCTTTCCGGACCGGAATTGTTGACGCTCTTACAGCAGCTATCGAAGGGACTAAATCCCTCGGCGATTCCCTGCTGGGCGTAATCAAATCGATGGCAAAGCTAATCCTCCAGCAGAAGCTACTTAACGCGCTGAAGGGCTTTAGTTTCACTGGCTTCTTAGGTTTCGCAAACGGTGGTCGCCCACCTGTTGGTCGCCCCTCGATCGTCGGTGAACGCGGCCCCGAGCTGTTTGTCCCCGATAGAGCTGGCACGATCATCCCTAACAATCAGCTAGGAGGAGGCGGCGCTGCCATGGCCTCTAACGTCGTTGTGAACGTTGATGCCAGCGGCACTACCGTCGAGGGTAACGAGGGCCAGTCACGGCAGCTCGGCGCTTTGATTGGCGCTGCTGTCCAGACTGAGTTAATCAAGCAGCAACGACCTGGAGGACTTCTGAGCCGATGACCGCTAGTTGGGATTCATCCGTCAACCTACAGCCGTCCTACGGCACGACGAAGGGCAGCCAGCCGCTGGTCCGCCGGGCGCGGTTTGGCAGCGGTTACGAACAGGTGGGCAGCCTGGGCATTAACCAGAATCCCAAGTCGTTCACGCTGACCTACAACTTGTCGGAGTCAGAGTCGGACACCGTTGAGGCGTTCCTAGATGCTCGTGGTGGCACTGAAAAGTTCACCTTTACGCCACCGAGCGAAAGCAGCAGCATCAAAGTGCGTTGCTCTGCGTGGAGCAAAACGATGACCACTAAGGGCCGGGTTCAGCTCACCACAACCTTTGTCCAGGTGTTTGAAGCATGAGCACGCCGCAGTCGATCCAAGAGCAGCTGCAATCGCTTGAGCCGTCAGCAATCATCGAGCTGTTCCAACTGGAGCTGACGCAGGCCGTTAACGGCGTCGATCAGACGTATTACTACCACGCAGGCACCAATGAGCTGACCGCCGATGTTGTGTTCAACGGCCTGACCTATACGGCCACAGCAATCGAGGTCGATGGCTTCGAGGCGTCAACGAAAGGCGTGCTGCCTCGCCCGACTATGCGGATCGCAAACACCGGCAACGCCATCTCGGCTCTGCTGTTGCTTTACAACCCGCTGCAGGCAAAGGTGACGCGGATTCAGACCTGCAAAAAGTTTTTGGACGCCGTGAACTTCACGAGCGGCACAAACGCGACCGCAGACCCTACCGCCAAGTTTGAAGACCAGATTTATTACATCGACCGCGTTGCAAACGAGAATCCGCTCTTGGTTGAGTTTGAGCTGGCAAGCAAGCTTGATCTAGTCAACGTCGCGCTGCCGCGTCGCCAGGTCTTGGAACATTGCCCCTGGGTGTATCGCGAGGAAAGCACCTGCGGCTACAAGGGCACCAACTATTTCGACATCAACAACAACCCGACGACTGAAGCTAACGATGTGTGCGGCAAGCGTTACACCAGCTGCACCTTGCGCTTTCCTGAAGGTGATCTGCCGTTCGGAGGTTTTCCTGGTGCTCGACTTCAGATCTGACGCTGAGGCGCACGCTGCACGTTCGTACCCACGGGAGGCGTGTGGCCTTGTCGTCAACGGGCAGTATTGGCCGTGCCGTAACGCAGCAGATGCGCCAGAGAACACATTCGTGCTGGAACCTCGTGACTATGCCGTCGCGGCGATGATGGGCAAAGTTGAGGCCGTGGTTCACTCGCACCCGCAAGGTGGGCCACCGAGCGAGTCAGACCAGACTGTATGCAGTCAAGGCTCTGTTCCTTGGCACATTCTGCGAATGCCTCAGAACGAATGGTTGACTATCAATCCCTGATCGGCCGTCAGTGGGAGTACGGCAAGACCGATTGCTTTACGCTCGTGCGCGATTGGTTCAAGCTGCAGGGCGTTGAGCTGCCGGACTACGAGCGGCCAGAAAGCACGCAAACGTGCGAAAGCATCTTCCTCGCAGAGGCCGAGCGCATCGGCTTTCAACAGGTCACGATGCAGACCCGACAGCCTGGCGATGTGCTGATCATGAGAATCGCCACGCGCACGCCGATGCACGCGGCTGTTCTGTTGCCCGACGAGCGCATATTGCACCAGCAACGTGACTCGCTAAGTGCGGTGATTCCGCTGAGCAGATACTATTTGGCAAGGGTCGCGGCGGTCTTTCGATATGCAGCAAGTCGTCCGACTGCTGGGTGATTTAGGCGAGCGGTATGGCGCAGAGCACGTCTACCAAAACCTCCGCACGCCTGCTGATGCCATCAAGCTGCTCTGCATTAACTATCCAGCGTTTAAGACTGAGCTGATCGCAGCGCACGAAAGCGGCATCGGTTATCGCGTACTGCAGGCTGGCGTTGATCTAAACCTCAACGATCTGCACCTGCCTATCGGTCAGAACGATCTGATCGTCACGCCTGTGCTGGTCGGCCAAGACGGTGCTGGTCAGATCCTTGCAGGAATTGGCCTGATTGCTGCGTCGTTCTTCTTTCCTGGTGCTGGCTTATTCGGCACCGTTGGTTTGTTTGGTGCTGGTGGTGCTGGCATCGTCGGCGTGTCGTCTGTCGCCGTCTTGAACGCCACCGCTATCGGCACGGCACTGTCAGTTATTGGCGCGAGCATGGTGCTGGGCGGCGTTACTCAGATGCTGTCGCCACAGCCTGATCTTGGTGGTATTGGCGGCGTTAGCACTAGGGGCGAGTTTCAAGCAACGCGGCCAGAGTCCGTCAATCGCGGTGCTGACGGTCAGCAGTCCTACGCCTACCTCGGAGCGCAAAACACCGTTGGTGTTGGTGCGACCATCCCGGTGGCTTACGGCAAGGTGCTGATCGGCTCGCAC